GCCTGTTCCCGTTGTTCAACAAGTTGCGGATTAGCCAAGAGGCCCTTAACAAAGCCATGGGTCGCGCATAGCGGCCGGGGGCTGTACAATGACCAACAATTTACCCGGAGCGTCAACCATGCCCGAAGCGAAAAAGCAAGCGCCACGCATCCGGCGCAACCAAGAGAAACCAGCCGCCCCCAAGAAGTCGGGCGGTTACTCATGTATGGGAAGCGGGGAACGTGTGGATTCCACATCCGGAGCTTGCGCCATGGGTCAAAGACCTAGTCGCAGAGTTGACGGCGTTCCCGGCTGCCGCTAATGACGACCAGGTTGACGCGATGACTCAGGCGTTGCGTCAGTTATACCCGCTGTTCAACAAG